ATATGGAGCATCTCAGCGAAACCTGTACCAAGATAACTCTCATCATCATACGCAAGCTTCATGTCCTGATACGGAATCATGTTCTTTGGATAGTTATTAAACGCTATCCACAAGATGCGCTCGCTACGCTTGTGATAACGCGCTTGGAAGCAGTGTTCAACGCCTCTGATTGTAAACTTAAACCAGAGATTATGTATATACCAACGCGCCGCGCCTGTATCAATTCCTCCACCGTCTATAGCAAACTGCTCATTAATCTCGCGCTCCATCTCAGTTTCCTGAGCGGCGTCAGGTTGATTAAGGAGAAAGTCTATATCTTTCTGGTCATAGTATGGACACTTCGATGGAAGATCCTGCACCTGCCATACATCCAATGTCTCAATATGCCCATACATCTTCATATCCTCAAGCCGTGGAGTATTAGGCTCGAAGATAAACTTATTCAACGGCACAAATTGAGGACGCGGGCCGTCATACTTTACAAACGTATTCGGCTTACCAATAGGCTCAGAGTTAGAGTCTGCGCCACCATCAGAGTAGACATATTCCACCTGTTCTAAGTACTCATACGGGCTATAAACAATCCCCGTTCCATACTTAATCGCGGAGTGATTAGCACTCTGAGAAATTCTGTAATAGTCTAACTCCTCAGGATCATACGCCATGTCCATGAGGAACTTCTGAGTAAGATCCTTTAGTTCTTCTCCATCCTTCGTGCTGATATCACCCGACAGTGTGACGGCCCAGAGCGGATCGTACATCCAGATGTTTCCTTGTACGCGCGCAAGTAGCTCATCTGAATACGTGCCTATAATAGGTATAACTAAATTAGCCGCTCCGGGCCAAGGCCAATCAACGTTTTCATTCTTCGGCTTAGCCTTATACAAACGCACATACTCGGGCAACTTCTCAGTTCTAAACGAGAGCAGTCTTCTATCAAGGTGCGCGACCTTGTCCTTGATAAAGTTACAAATGTTCTCGTAGTTGTCTTTACCAACTAACGTGCTCGTAACCCGAATTGGCGGTCTGTAAGGCATTAGTTTGTACCCTTTGGATCTTTAGGAGGAAGAGGACTTTGTTTGAGAAGCATCATCATATTAAAGAATGCGCTCAAGCCACCTACTGCCAGAAGATGTAGAAAACCTTGCAAGCTACTAAGATTAAACTTTGCAGGATCTACTATAATTGTTGTTATAGAAGTAGCAAAACCGCTAATTCCACTTGACACCAAGGAATAAAGCCAATCGCGCCAATCCATTTTTAAGTTCATTCGAGTCCTTTCTAAAAAAGCTTAAAATGCGAAGAAGCTATATTAAACACAGCAGAGATAATAGACGCCACTAGCAACCACTTAACAGTTTTCAAAGTAGACATTACTTCTTCTAACCTGTCGAGTCTCACAGTAACGGGAGGATTTTCCTTCCCTCTGCCAAAATACATATCTTCCTCCAGTTTATCTAATCTATCTTCAACCGAGGCCATCTATCTATTCTCCCTTAAGCTATCGCGCTACGCATTCTAGCTTTATACAATGACATTTGTCTCGCTAGAAAATCGTTCACTTGTTCTTCCGAGCGCGTATCAAATTTCCAAATCTGAGGGCCATAAGATAATACATCGAGCAGATCAATAAGTCCCTTCCGTTGCCCGAAATTCTCTGCTTCTTCTTTAAACTCAGAGCAGTTATTAACATCCAGCCACAACTCGTGGCGTTCGATTATTGGAATGAAGTTCTCGATTCTCTCAGCCTTTGCGTTAGCGTTTTGCGGAGTCTTAAGTTCCTTGATGCTGATCTGGGCAAGCTCCGGTCGCGTTTGCTTATTCTGCTCAACAAAGTATCTGAGATGATACGTGAGATACTTTTGCGCTGCGACCGCTTCAACGTATATAACACTAAGTTTCCACTTAATAGCAAGGAAGAAGATTTGCTTAACAAAGTCGTCAATGCTACAGGCTCTTGCCCATTGGTCAAGTAAATAGATCCTACGGGGATCAGTGCTGACTCCGGTAACAACGATAGCATGTCGGCATCTGCCGCCCTTACCAACTTCTTGTCCAAGATGCGAGCCTCCATGATTCGGATCTACTATCATAGCACGCTGGAGATTACGAGGGAATATGTCCTTCTCAACATCTCCTTCTGCTACGTGATGCCTGATCGCTATGCGATACTGCTGTGGCATCGAAATTTCAAACATCCTGCTAAGAGAAGGCGCTTCCTTTGGAATAGCCAGCGCGCCAGTTACTTTCTCAAAGTGGAAGTATCTAAAGTCACCCATGTTGATTCGTGACTTTGATGGATCAATTGGATAGTTAAGAAACTGGCAGGAGAAGTGATAACTACCAAGCCTGCGTTTCCAACGTAGAAGCTTCTCCCGCGTAAAAGATTCTGGGAAAATAGGTTCCCCAAAAGGATGTAGAGAGCAGCAACCGCCAAGAGCACTATGAGTTGTCCATGAAAAATAAGGCTCTTCTGATCTAATATGCGAGTTAAGATCATCGTGAGACCACCTATTTCCTACTACGATTTCATCAAAATCCCTACCTGGATTATTGGGATCACTATCAGTAGCACCAACAAGAATCTGATGATAATCAATAGTATCAGCCATGACAATTGAAGATTTTCGCGCTTCTCTGCCAACGAGATCGTCCTGTACAACAAGATCATAATGCCTAGACTGAAGAGCAGCGCCAACACCGATGAAATCATATGTGCCTTCTCCCTGGCCCCTTCCAGATGGAGTACGGCGTTGGTGTAAGGACTCATTTGTCCATGTTTCTTTCTCCGTCGGCATTATATCCGGAAAAAGCTGCCTTAAGATCTGGTTGTTCTGGTAATGGTTGCTAATTCTACTGCCCAGTTTGATAGCGTTCTTGATTGTTTCACTGACAAGAAGTATCCTAATGTCTTGCGAGTGGGTACGGCGCATCCACTCAATGTAAAGATCACTGTATCCAACGTTTGAAAAGACATCTTCTTCTCGCTTACCAAAAGGTAGCGCGCGCCAAATCGGAAAGCTCTCGGAGTATACAGTGCTCTTGTAGTGGTCACGAGGAATCTCAATCCCTTCCTTAAGACCATCCTTCATTACCGTGAGGCACATTTGATAATGAAGATTTTTCCGCTTGTCAGGATTTTTCGAGAAACGATTTTTGCCGAGGATCACAGTAGCGAAGTAGTACAGATCCATCAAGGCATTCATTCTATGAGCGAGTCTCTTAGGAGACTTCCACCACGCGGGATCATTATTCTCTGGTAATATAGCCGTAGGGATCAAATTATACCCTAAGACTATAGAGCGAGGTACGAATGTATTTCCAGTCTCACCTATCTCTAGGGACTGGATCACATCACGTACCTTCTGCTCTACCTCGCGCTGGCTCACGTTCTATTCTAGCTCTCTTATATAACCGAAGGTGTCATTGCTGCTGATACATGCTCTACAATACCATGCTGCACTGTAGAAGCAGGGATCAGGAAAGGCTTCTTTACACAAGTTAGAATAAGCACTTGAGTCTCAGGCGTGTAGTCATAGTCTAACTGAAACCCTGCGTGCATCAAAGATCCCTTAAAACCAGAAATCTTGAGGCCATAATCGGCCTCAAGGCTTGCAGCAAGCTTCTGGAATACCATTGGTGTTACTTGCGAGAATGTTTGTGATGGCAGACTCATTGAGATACTCCATCAGCTTGTGCTTGTGCTTCCTGAGCTTTGGCTGCATCAATAATTGCTTGATAGTTAGCATCAGCGAGTTTGAGAATATCCTCAATAGGCTTCAGGTTCGCGTCTGCGTTAGCTTCACGGATCTGATTATAGATGCCGATTCCGAAAGGAAGAAGCTGCGAAAGCAACTGCGCAAGTACTAGAGCTTCTGCGCTGTTCATTATTTACCTCCCAGTGCTTGTGCAATCGAGGCGAGGATTGTACGAATGCTAAGGATAGTCATCGAGAAATCCTGCTTTGCCTTGTCGCTCTTGAGATAAAGCCCGCCGTTTGTATTGATCTGGTCCACTGCTACAACCGCTGCGTTGATGCAGGTAACTGCGCCGGAAGTATTTGTGGAGTTCAAAATACAAGTATCTGTTGTTTGACCAAGCGTGCCGATGCTGCTAAACTGATGCTGGATGAAGAGATGGTCTTGGATCGGAATAAGATGCTGTTGATACGAGACAATCTCTGCCTGCTGCGCGCCTTTCAGGACTATGGAAACGTTCTGAGAAGCCTGCGCGATCTGCTGTCTCTGCGTGCTAGAAGTCGATGGGCATCCTGTCAAGATAGCTCCCAAAGCAACTAGCGCGAGAAGTGAGAATGCTTTCTTCATTTACTTCCTGCTCCTTCTTACAACGCATTAACTTCAGCGTTATACTCTTCCCAGTTTACTCCAAGCTCCTCAGCGAGTATACGCTCTACCTTAGTAGCAAACTGATGCTCCTTGTAGTAAGGAGCTAGTGGATCATTACCCGGCTCGTCTTTATTCTCCGGCGCGCGAACTGCTTCAAAGGCGATGTCAAAATCTGTAACGGCTTCTTCTGAGATCCCGCGCTTGTAGCAAAGATAAGCTTCTATCTGTTCGTGCATTGCTACTAGAAACTCATGGTCTTCCTTGCTCATCCTGCTAACACGAACTTCTAGCGTCATTCCGTACTGCTTATGCTCTGGTTTGTCCCTGCGAAGTGGCATCCACCAGTCACCTACGGTCGGATAACGCTGCTCTTCGTGCGCGATTGTATCAATATATATGTGCATACTCACGTCTTAAGCGCTCCGCGCTACTTATATCGTTTAGATGCTTGAGCTTGCCGACGAGCTTTAGCTTGCTCGATAGACGTGGCGTTTGCTTTTTCCCATGCGCTCGGAAGCTTACCCGCGTTAGTCGAAGACGTTGTAGACGGCACAGGTTTAGCACCGACTTCTTTTACTCCAAGCATCTTCTTAACAGAACTAATTGCATTATTAGCAACATCTGCTATAGGCTGCGCTGCACCATACTTTGACTTTGTTTCTGGCATCTAGTTCACCGTTTCACTGAAAACTATTCCAAGCTTCTTCGCTTCTTCTTCAAGCTTCGCTAGCGCAAGCTCTTGATCCGTGGCGCTCATCGTGTGCGAGTTGCTAAACGCCTCGTTAGCTTCCACCGCCTCCACTGAGTGCATAGAGTACTCAGCCTCTATAGTCTCGCCTTCAACTGGAGCGGTTCGGCCGGTAGGCGCAGCAAGCTGCGGTGGAGCAGCAACGCCTCTGATAGCAGCGATTGCGGCTGTACTCGCAGAGTCAGCTTCCTCAAACGCGAAGTGATCCACTGGCTTAATTTCTGTCTTGGAGATTTTAGCGAATAGACCCTCTCGGTCGAGAAGATCTTGTGCTACTGCTACCTTGTGTTTACGTACTGCCAGCGATGCAGCTGGAGCAGCAAGTTCGTTAGCAATAACCTGCAACGCAGGAGGAAGCATGTTTGTGAGGATTTCGCGTCGCTGCTCTTTGATCTGCGCGAGGTTCTTGTCATAATCTACTATAATCCCATGCGTGATCTGAATGCGCGCGTTGAGATAATCTTTTTGCTTTTTGAGATAACGCAGCCTTGGCACCGAGATACCAAGCATAGCAGCACTCGCGCCCTCACCAATGCCAGCATTCTCTAGACGCACCATTAGTTCCAGACGCTTCTGCGTCTTAAACTGGCGCGCAAAGTCAGGCTTAGGACTAAGCTTATGCTTCTTACCCGCTGTTCCTCCATAGGCAAGGTGCCCAAGTGGCTGCGGGGGATTTTGTGGCTGTGTGCTCATAATTTAAAGATCATCCCTGTCAGGACGAAGCGTATCTACTGGAAGGCGCGGTTCTGTCAAACCTTGATACGATTCAAAATGCGCGCGCAGTGCTTTAATCAGCGGACTTTTAAAAAATAGAGGCTCCGCAGTACTAGCAACTTTATGTTGCTCGTAGCGCGAAGCCTCTTGCTCACTGTTAAGACACTTCGACATACCACAAGCTTATCACGCCTCGCGTGGCGCGTCAAGTGCTTTCTAGGTATTTTAAGGGCCAAAAATACCCTCAACCAAGGGTGTACACCCCACGCTTCGCGTATCCTATAACAGCAATCCTCGAAGAGGCAGCTAAAGCTTGCTGCTATCTTCTTCTATATAGTATACCCCTAGTTTGCTTATTTTTTGAAAAAATTAGTAGGAGAGTCCCCCCACTTTTCTAAACCCAAATCGTTTTTTTGAGGCGGGCTATGTAGTATGCTACTAAGGAGAGCCTAGTGCCCTATGTAGTATGCTACTATATGTAAACGTATTGTAAACGTATCGCTATCGTATAATAGTCTAGCCTTAAAGAAACCTTGCGTATAATTCGGACCTATGAGACAATTAGCACGTGCCCACGGTGTATCGGGCATAGGAGAAATAGCATGGCAAGCTTCGAAGTGGTAGCAATACCAGTTACCAGACTCAAACGCGGTCGTAAGGTAGACGCTGGCAGGCTATTGCGCGTCGAGCGTATGCCACTTGAGAAAGCAGAGTTTGAACCTGATAACAGTCGCATTGGAAGATGTTCGCGCGGTATTAGTTCCAATCCCTCAGATATCGTTGCGATAATGAAGCGTAGTCAAATCATGCAAGAGTTATTCCCTGATGCAATTGACCGCGTATGGCTCAAAGCAGCTAAAGGCTATGCAACGGTTTCACAGACAATCACTGTAGTAGGAGAATGACAATGAGCAATAAGAATAACGTGCCCGAAACAACAGAGCAGCCTAGTGCTGCGACGACTGCGCAAGTAGCAGCGTTTAATCCGTTTGAGAAACTAAGTGCAGAGCAAGTAACTGCACTCGCTGGCAACTTTAACAAGCAATGGCGTGCAGCGCATTCCTTGGATGTTGCGCTTGCTATGACTGAGTACAGCATCTCAGAGAACGATGCTACATTCTTCGCGTGGCTCAAGTCTGAGGCTGAAGCGATTATCGACCGAAACACGGTATCAGACACGGTGAAATACATCACGTCGATGCTTAATGGCGTGGCGTTTCCTAATTCCTGTGACGTGAGTCTGGGGCTGATCGAGCAGCGTTATGGCTCGCTCAAGGTGGAACTGAGAAAGACAGTCGGTATCAGGGTGCGCGACTATGCTACTGGAAAGTGGCAGAGTGATACCGCCAAGGCGATTATGGAGAAAGTTTACAATCACCTCAAGGTCACAGAAAAGGATTGGATGCGCTAATCGGCGCACACGGTGGGAGCAGAGCATCGCTCCCACTATCTTTTTACAGAGAGCATGAGCGAGGCTATTGCCTCTAGGAGATATTATATATTCTCTCTCTGCGCGTGCTCTCTGTAAAGGGATTCTCTCAAGAGGGATATGGAATAGTGCTCTCTCTTTTGACCCTTTCGTATATGACTGAAAACACTCTCTTTACGCAGGTGTCCTGTGTGTGAGTCTTTTTTTGGTTTTCACGCACCGCATCGCAAAAAACGGGTCGTCGTGCATTTCGTATTATGTAGTAATTAAAAAAAAAAAAAAAAAA